CGAATAAGTCGTACGGTTGGGAAAATATCTTTAATTACTGCGGCTACTCTGCGATGTTCATCTGAGTGCAGTCCGTCTATCTGCGAGAAATCAATCATGTATCTATTGTAATAAAAAACCCCGCTACTCGGCGAGACGGACCAAGTAGCGGGGAGTTTTTATTTACGGCTTATAGCTCTGCGATGTTTGAGAGCTTAGCGTGTGCGTTGCGGCGGTAGGTGCCAAGTTCGCTGTACTGGAAGATGGTTGCCTTGTATGCGTCTGCATCAGCAACGCGGTTCCACATCGAACCATCGCGGTCCATCCATGCCCAGTCGCGCTTGCGGTTGATAACCAATTCGCTCGATGATAGAGCGTATAGGGTACCGACTGGAGCTGCGTAGTCAGAGACGAACTTGATTGGCTTACCTAGAGCCTCGAAGGTGAATGAGCGCTGACCACCAGTTAGACCTGCACCGTTGGTGAACTGACGCATACCCTGAAGCAAGTTCCAGTAAGCGTTGTAAACACCAGGTGAGGCTAGGAATACGTCAACGTCGCCGCCCTGCTTGTCAACCTTCTGAACGAGGTTGATTAGGTTTAGCTCGGTTAGGGTACCTGGGGTACCTACTGAGCCAAGGGTTGAAACAGTTGAGTTCCATACTGGGACGGTTGCGCCATCGATACCGTGTAGCGAGGTACCAGAAGCAACGATTGCACCAAGACCAGTTAGTTCCTTGTTGAAGTTGTTAGCGCCGTTTGATCCACGAACGATAACGTCACCAGCAACAGCAGTAACTGAAGCCGAGAAGGTAACTGCACCAGTTGACTCGTTAACTGCAGTAACGGTGATTCCAGCGTTCTTTACAGTTGGGGTACCGTCAACTAGGTCGGTGCCTAGAAGTACGTCTACGGTCATGTCTGGCTCAATCCAGTGAGCGTCAACGAAGACAATAGTGGTACCAGTTGCAGTGGTCTTAACGGTTCCGAGGATACCAGTTCCGTCGCTGTAGATCTGACGGTTTAGGTCACGAGCAAGGTCCTTCTTTAGGCCCTTGATTTCGTTGTCAACTACGTTGATGAATGCATTGTAGTTGTCTGCAGCCTGCTCGAATAGCTGACCGTCAACCTCAATCGAACCGTATAGGTTCTTGAGGTAAAGGTGAGCCTGCTTGTACTTCTGAGCACCAGCGGTTGGAAGAGCTTCGCGTACGCCACGAGCACCGATACCGTTGTTGCGGCCGATGTGGGTGTCGAAGATTACTTCTTTACCATTCTGGGTGATGTTCTGTGATGATGATTCGATGAACTCCAAAGCTGGGTTCTTGTCGCGTAGCTGTTCGTGAAGGTCGCCGTAGACTAGCTTCAGAGCATCAGACGCAAAGGTAAGGATTCCCTGACCTGCCATGATTCACTCTCCTAAGAGTAAGTTTGTATAACAAAGATTATTTGCGCCCTCTGCCCTGACCACTCTTAGGTGGCTGTACGTAGACAATTAAAGTTTATAGCATAAACAAGGCCCCTCCATTTCTGAAGGGGCCTAAGGGTATAGATAGAAACTATACCCGCTGTGTTTCTAGTTTAGCGTGACTTGTTGTACTGGTCAAACATCTGAGCAAGCATTGCTCGCTTGCCCTTATCGTCCTTTGGAACGCTGAGATCTGGGGCTACAACGCCCGCCCCGCCTGCATTTCCAACAATTGTTGGTGCTGCTTCAGACTGACCTGCAGGAGCAAAGCCGCCTGGGATCATCTGGCTTAGTTGTCTAGCAGCTTCGGCTACAGTAATCTCTCGACCTGCATTCAAAGCAGAGTTCATGATGTCGTAGATTGCAACTTCATGCGCTTCATTGATTGAGTGGGTAGCCTTTAGCTGAGCCATCTCAGACTCTAGCTCTACAGTGTAACGGTCAGTCTCCTTAGCCAATTCCTGCTGATAGATGTAGTCCTGCGACTCAGCCTGCTGAGCCTTAAGGGCATCAATCTCCTTCTGAAGAGCCTTAGGAATCTTCTCGCCATCAAACATGTCTTCAAAGTCTTCACCAGACTCTTCTTCCATCATGTCCTGGGCAACCTGCTTAGCTTCCTCAGCAAGCAAACCCTGATCCTTTAGATAGGTCTGCAGTGAAGAGTAAACCTCAGTTGGGTTAGTTTCGATTGCACGAGCAAGGTTCAAGCCACCCTTAATTAGGTCAGCTGAAACTCCCTCATCAACAAGGTCCTTAAATGGAGTGTACTTCTCTAGCTGCTGCTGAAAATACTTGTCCTGCTCCTGAAGGTATGGGGTTACCTTTGAGTGCCATGCTTCTGGCAGCTCAGCGAGCAACTTGTCATACGCAGGATGGACCTTAGTCTCTTCTGCTGGTGCTTCTACTGAAGAATCAATCTCAGTAGTCTGTTCAGGTGATACCTGCGTCTCGTCAGACATATTTTTCCTTACTGTAGTTGCTGAGCTGTCTGCCCAGTTTGATCTGGCATTCCAGCAGCCTGCGATGAAGCCTGAGGATTACCCTGTACAGCAGCCTGCATAGCCATTTGCTGGGCCTGCTGCTGCTGCAAAGCATTTTGGTGCATTGAGATGTGCTTCTGGAATTCAGCTTTGATACTGTCATCCAAAGTCTCAAATGACTGTGACTTGCGGAAACGGTTGTGAATCTCAACATGCACTGCATGGTTATCGTAGTCGTGAACTTGGATAACTGCTGGAACCTGAAGTGGAATTGGAGCTCCATTAGCATCAGTTTGTCCAGGAACAACCTTATCTGGCTGACCCTGAGCTGCACCCTGTTCCCACTGCTGCTGGAACTGCTGAATAACATCTGGAGTTAGACGCTTCATCATTAGGTTCTCACGTGATGCATGGTTCTCATCAAGCTTGATTAGGTTGTAGAAATTCTTGAGCATTCCCATGTCAAGGATCTTCAAGCCATCCTGCGGAGAAATAAAGCCCATCTTCATCCATTCAGTAATCAATGACTGACGTGCTGACTTTGAAGTAGGAAGTGCTGAGCCTGACTCAATGCGGATATCGTTACCTGATGCAATGTCTGCACCTGAAAGCATTGACGCATCGAATGAGCCATCGAGACCAGTGGTCTTTACTAGGCGCTCATTAGTTACGTACTGGATGAAGAGAGCAAGTGACTGCTTGGCGGTCTTCTCGATCGCAGCTTCAATGCTTGAGAACACAGTTGCAAGGTAAGAGTCGTCGCGCTCCTGCAAGTAGTTGATTGCAGTTGCAGCAGTTACGCCACCATTGCCACCGCGAGAAACCTGGTGCTGACCTGAGATGTCCTCAAAGTCTGCCTGAAGGTGCTCTAGTTCCTGCAGAACATAGTTAGGCAATGGCTGGATTGGAACTGGAGTTGGGCGTGAGAAGCCTGGGCGTACAGGGATCCAGATACCAGCCTTAGCTGATACCTTCTTTGGGTCAACTGAGCCTTCGTCATACATCATCTGAGGCTTAGCCATAAGGTTCTTAGCCTGAATAATTTGCGAGCGAGTGCGGTTTAGTTCGCGCTGAAGAGGAATCAAGTTCTTGATTACTGAGCGGCGGTAGAACTTACCAGTTGGAATGCTGTAAGTGTGAGCAAAAGGGTACTGCTTGTGAGAGTAAGGAATACCGTTCTCAGCAAACTGTACAATCTCATTGTCAACGATGGTTACAAGGCCACCCTTTGGCAAGAATGGGCAACCGTTTGGCTTAGCCCACATCTCAATAACTAGAACCGCATCAGGCTTTGAGGTTAGTGACCCCTTATTATCCATCAATGCAGCATCAAGAATCTCAGTTGCTGAAACTTTAGTCGGAACAAAGTCTGCCGGAAGAACTGAAGAGTAGTTAGTTTTAACCCACTGCTCACTCTTTGTATAGACATTGAAGATGTACGGCTGGTTTTCTAGGTCTTCTTCAGTAGTGTCAGGTACGAACAAGTGAAATGGAGAGATGACTTCATGCTCTACGTCACCAGTTGAAACAACTTGCTGGATTACGCGCTTCTGTCCAGTGTACGGATCTTGTACGGGAGTTGGTTCAATCTGCTTAGCTGAGGAATCCCAGTAAGTCTTGATAAATGCGTTACCCGTAACCGCACGCCAGAACTCTGACTTCTGGAGAATCTCCGTCTGGAAGTTTGCCTTGTCATACATTGCCTGCCAGACCTGCTCAGCAGCCTGTGCGGCCATAAGGTCATCGTCATCATTTGATGCAGGAATAACGGTTGCACTTGGGTGACCTGAGGTTGTCTTAGCAATCTCGGTACGGATGATCGGCTCGATGCGGTTGATGGTAATGCGTGGGGTACCTGCGACGTTTGGTGGAGCCTGAAGGATCTGGCCGTTACCCTTTTCAACCCACTCGTGGTACTGCTTGCCGTTATAGAACGCAAGCTGGAGGTACCAGTCTTGCTCTTCAAGCTTGCGAGCCTGCTTTGCTTTCTCATACTCAGATTTCACCCATGCGACTAGCTTCTTAGAAGAGTCCTTCTTCTTAAACTGGTTGAGGATTGAATCTCCAGCCATTTCACCTTCGAGCTGAGTGCCCTGAATGTACTGACCATCTTTGCCAGCAAAGTATTGCTCGTTAGCCATAAACCTATTCCATATCGCTTAGGCGCGTGTCAAATGCAGCGTCCATCAATTTAGCCTCAGCCTCTAGTCTAGCAAGTTCAAGCTCATCCCCTGTTTGAATGAGTCCAGTAAATGGCTCTTCTACAAAGTTTGAGACTGCGCTAACCTGCTGAAACGCCATAGGGTCTTTACTTGCGAGCAGGTTTGTTACGTGAACTAGCGTCTGCATGCTGTCGTTGTGCATGTTCATCAGATTGTTCGACTGATAGTTCAGGCTTCTCAGCACTCTCAGCATTAGAAATACTATCGCCGTAAGAAACAGCGAAGACAAAATCAGTAACGCGACTACGAATTCCATTAATAAGGTCCTCTACATGGTCTGGGATTTTAGATAGTTCTTGTTCTAGGTCGGTAATGCGTTGCATTGCCTTAGCTGCAGCTTCTTCGTATGGGGCCTCTTCTGCATAGCCAGTAAAGAGGGCTAGTTCTCCTACGCATTTGCGGCATAGTAGGTTACTTCCACCATTGACGCGTGTGCCCTGAACGTCATATAGGTGTTTGTTTGCACCACAAGAAATGCAAGTCCCAGGAAAAGGACCGCCATTTTCAAAGTAATTAAAGTGTCTCATTTTATCCTTCTAGTTCTAGCGTCGAAGAGTTTCCTCGCCACTGGTTTCCCCAGCCGTCTCCTTCATCATAGTCAGAAGCTGGGCTTGTTGCATTAAATTCAGTACGGAAAATATTGTGGAACTCTGCTTGCTTACCTTCACTGAACTGAGCCTCAGGTGCCAAGTCTGCCATAAAGGTCATTGCATACTTCAATGCGTCATAGCAGTGGTTATCTTTATCGCGGATATCTTCTAGCTTATTTTTCTGCTCGGCAATCTTTGGAGAAGCATGCTTCTTCCATTTCAGTTTAGGAAGTTCTGCGATCAAGTGCGAGCAGTCATCCGTAAACATTAGGTAAGGCTTATTGGTCTTAGGGTTTACCTTCATGTATTGCTGAATGCGCTCAAGGCCTACGCGGCGATCGTTAGGAATCTGATCAACGGCAATGTAGATGCCATGCTTGGCGTACTCCTGCAGGATTGAGGTGCCCGTATGTTCTTTAGTCTGCTTGATTGCAGGGTCGCCAGTGGTTAGATAGACCTCTGCACCTGACTCTCGGATGATCTGCTTTGTTTCTTTGTTAACAACTTCGGCATGCTGGGCAACATTCCATTTATCTTGGTAGTGCTCTTTGAAGACTGTAATAGTGCCATGTTCGTCAACTGCCATCCACAACCAGACGGTGGGGTTGGTGTATCCGCTATCCATTGTTCGAATAATTCGATGCTTGCTAGTGGGTTTGAACTGTCCTTTAGGAATACAGTGTGTGAGAGGACTGAATTCTGGAAAGACTGCACCGCCAAGATGGACGTATTGTCCGTTCTTGCGGATGAGTCGCTCTTCTGGAGAGAGCGCCTCCATGTAGCGAGCAATAGCTTCTTTAGAGAGGGTTGGATTATCCTCCATACTTGCTTCCACAATGCCAATGTCTTTTGTCCCCTCCTTTGCTGGGATAAATACGTCATCAAAAATCCACTCCATGCCTTGCACTGGAGTCTGGCTCATCCACCAATCACCATCAGTATCCACTAGACGAGCAAGGCACTCTTGCCAAACAGTCTTAGGGCACTCTTCGTCAAAGTGAACGAAGTGGCGGGATGAACCTGCGAACTTGTCGAGGTCCTGGTCTTGCGACATGAACTCGACAAAGCTGCCGTTATTTAGTGTGAGCACATGGCGCTCACGGGAATAAGAATCTTCCCAGCTGCCATTGATCAAATACTTCTTAGGAAGCCACTGTTTCCATAAGGGCAGGATAATCTTATCCACACCATTCAGGAAGTCAACTGCAACCACTCGTCCACGTACAGGGCCTTCTGGGGTCTTGCGCCAAGGATGTGTATGCGTGACATAGTAGATTCCCTCAAGCGTGGAACCTACTGATTTGCCTGAACGGTTACCACCGATGTAAAGACGAGCCTTATTTTGCATCTCGTGAAAGAGTTGCTGCTTATCACTTGGCTTGTAGTTATACAAGTTTGGGGCATGGACAGACTCTTGTAAACCTTCACCTAAGCGAAGCAGCACATCTTGAAGATCGAAGCTATCTTTCGCCACGAATTAGTCCTATAAGGTCAACCAGGCGTATACGCACAAGGGTACTGTCGATGTCAGGGAGATGAGTCCGAAGCTCAAGCAAGTCTCCGAGCTTGGCATATGCCCACCATTCGCCAGCACGAGGAGCACCCACGCCAGCACGCTGAGTAATAAGGAAGCCAAACTTGCCATTAGCATTATGCTTTTCAAGCTCAGCTTCTTGGAACCACTTTTCAATTTGCCCATAAGAAGCCTCCTTTGCAGCTTTGCCGCCTTTTACTTCAAATACGATTAGCCCACGAAGCGGTTCGCGCAGCCAAACATCACCTTCATCATTGGTGCCCTTTAGGACATTACGGTGTGCTTCTAGTTCGCTGTAACCCTGAGATAGTACAAAATTTCGTACAGCGGTCTCGGCAGCAGTGCCGATCTGTTTTGCTTTACTCATGGTCGTCTCCTTTAAGTATGCGATAGAATTCTAACATGGCTAATGTTGCGTCTCCAGAGGAAGTGAACCTATTTCACCTCAACTCTGACAAGGACTCAGCCAAGACTGCTTTGCACCACACGCTAGGTGTAGGTCCTAATCAGGCTTCTCCTGGTAATCATAATCATGATGGCAAGAACTCTGCTCGAATCAAGTTTTCTGACATTGAGGGTGGAATTTTTAACCTAGATGGCGGAGAACCTGGGACTATCTATACCCCAATCCCACATCTAGATGGCGGAGGAATAATTTAATGGCAGTAATCATTCAGCTGCGTAGAGGCGTTGCATCTCTATGGACTTCCGCAAACCCTATTCTTGCACAAGGCGAAATGGGTGTCGAAACTGACACTTTAAAAGTCAAGATTGGTAATGGTACCTCTAACTGGGTTAGCCTTCCTTACTTTACTCAAGGTGTTGCGGGTCTATCCGCTTATCAGATTGCCGTAGCAAATGGCTTTGTTGGCACTGAAGCTCAGTGGGTTGCGTCACTTGAAGGTGCAACTGGACCTACTGGCGCTACTGGCCCCGCAGGACCTACTGGTGCTACTGGCCCTACTGGTGCAACTGGACCTAAGGGTGATACTGGACTAACTGGTCCTACTGGTGCTACTGGCGCAGACTCAACCGTGCCTGGACCTAAGGGCGATACTGGGCTAACCGGACCTACTGGGGCAACTGGTGCTACTGGAGCTACTGGACCTCAAGGTATTCAAGGTATTCAGGGTGATGTTGGACCAAAGGGTGATACTGGTTTAACTGGTGCTACTGGACCAACTGGTGCTACTGGAATTAACTGGCAGGGCACTTGGTCTAGCAGCGTAGATTACGTCAACAATGACGCTGTTTACTATGACCAGTCTTCATGGTTTGCTTCAGGCGATCCAACTGTTGGTGAAGTTCCATCACTAAGCGCAACTCACTGGTTCCCACTTGCCATTCACGGTGCAACTGGAGCTACTGGTGCAACTGGAGCTACTGGAGCTACTGGTGCCACTGGAGCTACTGGCGCACAGGGGCCTCAAGGTATTCAAGGTTTGACTGGTGCAACTGGCGCAACTGGGGCACAGGGTATCCAAGGTATTCAAGGTTTGACTGGAGCTACTGGAGCTACTGGAGCTACTGGACCTGGCGTTGCTGCAGGTGGAACTACTGGGCAGATCCTTGCAAAGACTAGCGGAACTGACTACGCAACTGGATGGATTGATAACTTCTCAGAGTCAGTTCGCCACCAAGTCAAAGCATCTGTTGCAATCAATAAGGGTCAACCAGTCTATGTAAGCTCAGCTGACGGCACAAATATGATTGTGTCGCTATCTTCAAACGCATCAGAGGCAACCTCATCAAAAACAATGGGTCTTCTTGATGCAACTGTTGCAATTAATGGTTTTGCAAATGTTGTTACTGAAGGCTTGCTTGCTGGATTAAATACCAATGGTGCCTCAGCTGGTGATCCAGTTTGGCTTGGCGTATCAGGTGCGCTTCTTTATGGCCTAGCAAATAAGCCAGTTACTCCGGCGCACATGGTTTACGTTGGTGTTGTTACTCGTGCATCAGCAACGAATGGTGAAATCTTTGTAAATCCTCAGAATGGCTTTGAGCTTGATGAGCTTCACAATGTCTCAGCAGTTTCACCTACTGATGGTGATCTAATCAAGTATGTTGCATCAACTGGTTTATGGACTAAGAGTGCACAGTCAACCCTAACAATTGCTGAGTCACAAGTAACTAACCTTGTCAGTGATCTTGCAGGTAAAGCACCTACAGTGCATACACATACTAAGTCGCAGATCACTGACTTTGCACATGTGCATCCAACTAGCGAAGTAACTGGGCTAGATACTGCGCTTGGTTTGCTTGCACCAAAAGCATCGCCAACTTTTACTGGCACTGTAACTACGCCATTGACGACTGCTGGGTATGTTAAGACTTCTGCTGGTGGTGTTCTATCATCAGTTGCAGCGATTGCTGAAAGCGATGTAACTAACCTTGTTAGTGATCTTGCAGGTAAAGCTTCAACTTCTCATACTCATACACTCAGCGTGCTAACAGACGTGGCATTGTCAAGTCCTGCCTTGAATCAGTTCTTGAAGTATAATGGCACTAGTTGGGTAAATAGCTCGTCGATTGACGGCGGATCGGCTTAAGGAAGAATAATGCCAGTAAAAACTACTATTCAGGTACGCCGTGATACAGCTGCGAACTGGACTTCTACTAACCCAACCCTTGCCTCAGGTGAGATTGGCCTAGAAACTGATACGAACAAAACAAAGTTTGGTAACGGATCATCTACTTGGACTGCGCTATCTTATTCAGCTTCTGGCCTGAAAGTTTCTGACACTGCCCCAACTGGCGCAACCTCAGGCGACATGTGGCTTGACTCGTCTACGGGTAAAACTTACACCTACTATGACTCGTTCTGGGTTGAGCAGAATGGTGCAAACTCTGGATCAAATGGATACTCGCCTGCACGCAACGCAATCATCAATGGTGGGTTTGACTTCTGGCAGCGCGGCACTTCATTCAGCGGAGGGTTCCCATCTTTTACCTCAGACCGCTGGGTTTGCGAGTATTCTTCACCAACTGGGCTAACGGTTTCTCAACAGACTTTTACTCCCGGAACTGCACCTGTTGCTGGCTATGAAGGTCAGTATTTCTTGCGCTATGCTGCTGGAACTGCTGCGGCAACTCACGGAATTAATCAAAAAATTGAAGATGTCAGAACTTTGGCTGGTCAGACCGTAACTGTTTCGTTCTGGGCTAAAGCGGCAGCGACAACAACTTTGCTAGTTATTCCTAGCCAGTTCTTCGGGACTGGCGGATCTGCACAGGTAGACGCAGCAGGTTACAGCCCAACTTTGACAACTTCTTGGGCTAGGTATTCTTACTCAGTTACCATACCTAGCGTTGCTGGAAAAACTATTGGTGCTGGTTCTTGCCTGAGCCTCCGCATTTTGAATCTTACTAATGCTGCTTTTACTATGGACATCTGGGGTGTTCAACTCGAGGCAGGCAGCGTTGCTACCCCGTTCTCTCGCGCTGGTGGAACTTTACAGGGTGAACTAGCAGCCTGTCGCTATTACTATAAGCGCAACACCGCTGGAAGCACCTATGGACTTGTAGCCCCAACTGGTTCAGCCTCTAATACAACTGCTGCCACCATCACCCTAGTAGATGGACCAATGAGAGTATCGCCAACTTCTGTTGAATACTCCACTATTGCGCTAGATGATGGCGCGACAGTAACTGCGGTGACTTCGGTATCTGTGGGTGGTAACTCGACCGCTAATATTCAAACTCTAATTGTGAATGTGGCTTCTGGCTTGACTCAATTCCGACCTTACCGAGTATCAGGCAATAATAATGCTGCTGGTTACCTCGCAGTTTCTGCGGAACTCTAGGAGAACAAAAATGACCTTTGAAGAAATCGAAATCGAAACCCTAGACGGTATTCAAAAGCACATCATTCTCGACTTGGGTGATGGTGCTTTCAAGTCTTTCCCAGCCGATGAAGCAAACCCTGAGTATGTTGTTTGGCTAGAAATACAAACCCCGATTGAAGGAACAAAATAATGGCTATTGATTTTCCTAACACTCCTTCGACGGGGCAAACTTTCACTGTTGGTGATCGCACTTGGAGCTATGATGGCACCAAATGGAACACTGTTAGCACAGGTAACTCTGGTGTAAGAGTTTTTGCTAATGCTGCTAGCCGTGAAACTACGATCCCTGCCCCAACTGAGGGAATGTATTCATACCAGCAAGACTCAAATGACACCACTTTTTACAATGGTTCAGCTTGGGAGTCACAGTTTGGCAAGGGTCGCAACGCGATTATCAATGGTGGGTTTGACTTCTGGCAGCGCGGCACTTCAAGCACAACTCTTGGTTATGCGACAGCAGACCGCTGGTGGGTGAACAATGGTGGAGGAACTACTACTATTGCGCGAGAGTCGACTATTGTTCCGACTGGTTCACAGTATGCAATGAAGTGGACTCAGGCTGGTTCAACTACTCAGGTCATTGGCGCACAGGCTATTGAAACTTCTCAGGCTATTTCACTGGCTGGGCAGACTGTGGCTATATCCATTCAGTTCGCAGCTTCGGCTTCAACTGTTATGAGCATTGACTTGGGTTATTCAACTTCGACTGATGTTAGCCCTGGTGGTTCTTGGACTAGCATCACTGCGCTAAACACTAACAGTGCAACTATTACCTCTACTACCTATACAAAAGTTACTGGCATTTTTGCTATTCCTTCAACTGCTAAGTCTTTGCGAGTTGTGATTAATGGGCAGAGTGTTGCTGTTGGAACTACTGTTTATATGGCACAGTGTCAACTTGAAGCAGGCAGCGTTGCTACTCCGTTCTCTCGTGCTGGTGGAACTTTACAGGGTGAACTTGCAGCCTGTCGCAGGTATGAGCATAGAACTAATGCAACTGCGGCAAACCCTTATGCTGTTATGGGTTCTGGTCATGCGATTAACACCACAACTGTTCCAATTACGATCCCATTTGATGTGGTAATGCGAGTAAATCCCACTTCAGTTGCTTTTACAGGCTTGGAATTGACTGACGGAATTAACGCAGGAATTGCCGTCACTTCAATAACTATATGGTTGGCAGACACCGGAATGGTTAGTTTGAACTGTAATGTCGCCTCTGGTTTGACTCAATTCAGACCATATATCCTTAGAGCAGCGAATAATGCTAATGCTTATCTAGACCTACCTGCGGAGTTGTAAAAATGACCTTTGAAGAAATCGAAATCGAAACCCTAGACGGTATTCAAAAGCACATCATCCTTGATTTGGGTGATGGCGCTTTCAAGTCTTTCCCTGCCGATGAAGCAAACCCTGAGTATGTTGCTTGGCTAGAAACACAAACAACTAAGTAGCAAAGCATGTTATGCTAAACCCTGAAGGCAAAACTCGAGGGGAATAAAAAGCATGCTTGAAGAACTTAAGCAACCATCTAAAGAAGCGCTTTGCACAATGATGCAAGATGCTATTAAACAATTTGATGATAAAGATTTGAAGATCTTTGTTGAATCACTAGAAGACCCAGCCTGGTCTGCACGCGAACTTGCGAAGCAGCTAACTAAGCTGGGTTTTCCTGCTTCTGACGGCAAGATTTGGAAGCATAGAACTAAGGCATGCCGCTGTGCTTAGTGATCTAAAGCCTACTGTTTCAGTTAAGGTTCCTAAGGAATTTCGTGCTGGAGTAGAGTTTGATGGCACTAATGGCGTTGCTACAACTCCTTACGCAGAGGCACCACAGAACTTTGAAGAGATGCTTATTGCTGCAGGGCTAGACCCAGCAGAATATGAAGTTGTTGGCAATCCAAGAATTTCTAAATGGCAGCAACGAGATGGCGGAGATTATTTAACTTCTTTCCGCTTTACGTTCACCAAAAAGGTAGGCAACTTAGTTGACCTGCCTTTACTCTATGCTCAGGCAAAGAAAAAGGTTAACTTAGCTCAAAAGCCTGCAGGTGATAAGGTTTTTGTCATCATTCCAGCCGACTACCAAGTTGGTAAGAATGCATCGCGTGGTGGAACTCCTGAACTTATTGAGCGAGTCTTTGCATCATATGCACGCATTGAGCAGAAGCTGAAAGCTGGCAAGTGGTCTCGTATTGTGATCGTTGATGCTGGTGACATTGTTGAATCAGTAAGCAATGCGGCAAGCCTTGCCCAGCTTCAAAGTAATGATCTCTCTCCGATGCAGCAAACGGATGTCGCGGCATCTTTAATGTGGGATCTTATTAAGCTTGCTCATAAGTATGCGCCAGTAACCTATTGCTCGGTTGGCTCAAATCATTGTCAGTGGCGCTTTAATGGGCAGACTGTTGGTAAGCCAGGTCTAGATGACTGGGGAATTGTAATCTTGCAGCAACTGCGTAGGTTATCTACTGAAGTTGGTTTAGATGTAAACTATGTAATCCCTCAACCTCATGATGAGAGTGTAGCCTTTGATCCATTTGGGGATAACTTTCATGTCCTTGCAGTTGCTCATGGGCATCAGGCTAAGAAGCCTAACTCTGTTCAGGGTTGGCTAGAGAAGCAAGCATTTGGTAATGGCCCAGTGTCCAGTTTTACTACTTTCATCAGCGGGCATTACCATCATTTACGTGTAGAAGAACTTGGACCTTCACATAACGGCGGGTCGCGTTATTGGGTCCAAGCCTCAACTAGCGACAACGGAAGCGATTGGTACCGTTTAACTTCTGGCTCTGAAAGTACAACGGGCATAACTTGCTTTGAGTTAGAGCGTGGCGTGCATTTCCAAGGCACAGTCTTTAAACTGTAGACTTGTACTATGTACGGTTTTGACATTGATGATACTCTTGCTCATGCAGACTTTAAGGGTGCTCGCTCGCAGCTAGAGGCGATTCTTGGAGCAAAGGTGCTCTATACGCCATCAATGCCATTTGTTGCTATTACTGCACGCGGTGGAGATACTAAGGTTGAGAAGGCTACGAGGATTTGGCTGAACCAGCATGAGCCTAAGTGTACTGGAGTAGAGTTTGTCTCTGGCAACATGAAGGCAAAGATTGCTGGCAAAGCTCGCGCTATTCAGCAGCATGGTGTAACAGATTATGTTGACAATAATACTGAGTTGCTTGCAGGCTTGAAGCAGATCTTACCTAAGGTAAAGTTCTATCATTTTGATGGTACCAAGCCTGTAGCTTTTTAGCATACCCCCTAGGAGTCGAACCTAGGCTAACGGTGTTGGAGACCGCTGTGCTGCCGTAACACTTGGGGCACTCGCTCTGGTAGGAATGCGACCGTCCGGAAGCCCATTACCAGTTCAGCTCTTCCCGAGCTTAGCTTTATGAGTTAAGTCTTTTGGACTCTGCCTCAATAATTTCTATTGTAGTTGCTTTTGTAACTGAGTCATGCTTAGCATATTCACCAGTTAGTGGCAAGAATGGCTTAGTGTGCTCAGGGCGCTCGCCGTAGTGTGGGTCATTAGCTGCGTGCCAAGTATTATGGCAGTGGTCACAGATCCTGTGGAGGTTGCCCTCCGCGTTGTTCATGGTGTTTTTATCAGGTCCGTGATGACGGTCACTAGCTGGTCGTCCAACGCATCCAATAATAGGAATAACTCCTCCGCCTGCTCGCTTAAGACCAGCCCACTCACAGACCATGCCTGGAGTGATTGGGTACATTTCCTTAGCTCGCTTACGTCCTGTAGAAACTGGATCACTGTACTCACTGAGAGATTTGTTGCCTTGATATCCATCGTTGATGTATCCATTATCAATTTCTCTTTCATTACCCGTTAGAAGACTTTCATCTATTGCATCAATGCGAACATTGCCACCAGCATCAAAGGTAACTTCTCCGCCGCAGCAACATTCTTCTTCTGATACTTCAAGCCAGACTGACTCACACTCGTTGTGAAAGCCAGCTCTACATCCGAAGCAAGGATTAGCGTTTGTACCAGTCATCTTTTTCTTCCTCTACAATGCCAAGCATGTCAGCGATTGACGATGAGTTGTTGCGTGAGTTGATCTGCATAAGCTCAATGCCTAGGAAGACCTTAAAGCCTGCGCTGCTTGACTCAGTTACTCCAAGGCGACCCTTGATCTCACGAACAAGGCCGTTCTGAGGTACAGGCTTCTCACCGTTCTCAATACACCAAGCCTGGTAAGCGTTATAGACAGAGGTACGACCAGCAGTTGAAGTATCTGAGACAATGACCTTCTCCTCCAAGAACTTGGCGATGTGGTCTTCCTCGTGACGGTAAGACTGGGTTGAAAGCTTGACAGACTCAGGCTCATTGAAGCCAACATTGCTTACTCGGACAGCGCCCTCGATCATCCATTGAAGAATACCTGGACCTTCTTGCTCAATAAGCTCTTGAGCCAAGCCTTCCTTACGCTTCTCAGGGGCAATCGTTTTGCGGAAATCAATTTTGCGTAGCCTGCGCCAGAAACCATCTCCACCACTCTTAACTTCTGGGAGGTGGTTGACCGCCATGAAGAGCGTGTGCGTTGGTTTGAAGTCGAAGAAGTTTTGTCCCATGAAGCGTGCCGAAAGGACATCGCCACCCGTAAGCATTTTAACTCGTGACTCGTTAAACTTGCCGTCGGGACGGGTTTCCTGAGCCACGGCGAATCGTACACCACGTAGCCGAGCAATGTCGGTTGGGTGTGCATTCCCTGTGGTATCAAGTAGAAAGTTTTCTGGCATGGTGGCCGCGTAGTCATTGAGGATACCTTCCATAATGTTGATGATTGTGGATTTACCGTTAGCTCCTGAGCCTACAAATACGGGGAGTACATGGTAGCGTGCGTCTCCGAATAGCGCTGCACCAAACAACTCTTGCACATACATAATTCGATCTTGATCCTCAAGCGTGTCCTTGAGGAAAATGTTCCATTTAGGAGTATCAATCTTTGCAGGAGAGATAGAGGTTTGCTTTGTATTGAGATCAATTCCCTTGATAGCAGGTCGAATTTCTCCTGTTTCAAGATTGACAATTCCTTCAGGCGTGCAAAGCTCGTTAGCATTAGCATCCAAATCGATAGATGAGACAATTACATTGCTGTCTGTACTTGCAATAGTAATGGCATTCTGCAAGCGATCTTTGTTCTGCGATGCTTCAGCCCATTTAATCTGGTCCTGGCTTGCCATTGTGTTCTCTACAAACCGAGCAGCGTCGATAGCCATACGAGTGATTGATTTCTCTTCATCTCGAACATAGCGAGAGCCAGACCATCTATACCAGCCGATAGATGTTACGTGCTTGTATTCATTCTGCATGAAGTGAACCATGCGAAAAGAGTTTGCAGTATCAGTTCTACCGTATGGCCCATAGGAGGAGTTGTAGATCTCAGCAAGCTCCTCTTCAGTGCGGTCGTTATTGACTGGAAACTCAGCTACTGAGATCTCTGCGCCATCGGCAAGTGAGTCATGCTTGTGACTCTTCAGCTCTTCCTTGAGCTTCTGAGCGGTCATAGCTTCAACGCGAGCGACAGCCCAAAGGTTAGCTGACTCTAGTTCGCCCTGGTTCATTGGGCGTGATGGTGCAGCCTTTAAGAAAGTACGAAAACGCTCATCGAGGACTTCGACAAGAAGGTGTGCGGAACCTTCTGAGAGGCAACCATTACGGTGAGCGGCATTGATCTTAATAAGCTGCTGTAGTAGCCAGCCATGGCGGGACTTGGGGGTTCCATTGGAAGGTCGTACAGAAGAGAATAGGTTGCTAACCCAGTGGCAGTCATGCTCGGCGTATTCCCATTCTTTTGATCCTGAGACAAGTGAGTACTCCTCTGGCATTGTGTAAAGGCTAGTGAAGCCGTGAGTATCAAGAACATCATTTAGCTCTTCTAGGCTTAGAGGTCGCCAAGCCTCTGGGAAGTCAACCGATACTGGAATCGGAGATAGTGAATCTTTGAAATTTGTAGAGCCAGGAGCCCTGAAAATTCGGGGGAGATCAAATACCGAGTCGAGCGACCCGCCCTGCGATGCAGCCACCCAGCGAACAAACGCACCCCAGCGTGCAAGGACACCTGCAGCTTGTTCTTGGGTATATTCCTCTTCTGGATCAATGGCCCAGTAGGGCTGTAGACCGTGACCAGAACGGACCACTGCAGTAGGCGAAACGCCAATAAGGTCTGATAGTAGGTCAACCAAACTAGAAGCGTTCTCTTCACTTTGAATACCTGTCTCTTTGTAATCAATGTCAATCCAAACGGCTGACAGCTTCTCAACATCCTCTGCGCGAGCACGGACGGTTGAAGTAGAAGGGTTAATCTCATACCAAACATTGGCATTCATCTCAGTTAGCGCCTCAACCACAGTGTCAGCATGCTGAACCTTAGTCTGCTTTACCTTGAAGCCCTGAGTGGCGCTCTGGTAGCAGATGGTAACTGGGGAGGTTGCTTCGCGTCCTAGACGCTCAAGAAGTTCTTGGAATGGCTTGGTCATTGCCGTTGTCCTTTCGTGGGGGATAAAAGGAGAGTGCAGCCCGTTATATGACTGCACTCTCCTGGTCTCTAAATAACTTAGAAGGTTTCGATAACTGCGGTCACGGCGTACTTGTTAACGCCCATGGTCTCAGCAATCTCTGCATCGTCGAACCCAGCTTCGCTGAGCTTCTGTACCTTTGCAACCTGCTCTGGAGTAAGTTTA